TCGACCAAGGGCTATCGCAAGACCCTGCAGGGCGACTTCCTGCGCAGCCTGGCGAAGGATTTCAACAAACACGGCGCCGAGGCGATCCAGCAAGCCCGTGAGGATGACCCGCTCGGCTATGTCCGAACGATCGCAGCCTTGATGCCCAAGGAGGTCGAGCTCGTACGTCCGCTCGAAGCTCTGAACGATGACGAACTTAGCGCCATTGCTGAACAACTCCGATCCGCGCTTGGTGCTGGCAGCGTTCGAGCAGGAGATAGCACTCCGCGCAGCCCGACGGAAGTTAACTAGCTATGCCCCGTACCCCAAGCAGCGTGACTTCCACGCAGCAGGCCGTACACATCGCGAACGTCTGCTCATGGCTGCGAACCAGGTGGGCAAGACACTCAGCGCTGGAGCTGAAGTCGCCATGCACCTTACCGGCCGATATCCCGACTGGTGGCATGGCTACGTGTTCAGCAAGCCCCCCGCGTGGTGGTGTGGCGGTGTTACCTCCGAATCGACTCGTGATAATCCGCAACGAATCCTGCTGGGTCGTGTCGGCGCTTGGGGGACTGGAATGATTCCCCACGACGCACTCAAGGGTGAGCCGGCCATGCGCCGCGGTGTCGTCGGCGCGGTGGACAGCGTGATCTGCCGCTTTGGCGGTGGTGGTGACATTCAGTCAGGCGACAGCTCGCTCGCGTTCAAGTCTTACGACCAGGGCCGCGAGAAGTGGCAGGGGGAGACCCTCGGCGGCGTCTGGTACGACGAGGAGCCCCCCGAGGACATCTACAGCGAGGGACTCACACGCACGAACGTGGGTCTCATGCCGAACCTCATCACGTTCACGCCGCTCAAGGGCATCACAGGCGTGGTGAAGCGCTTCATCATCGACAAGGTTCCTGGCACGCACGTCACTCAGATGACGCTCGAGGATGCCGCGCATTACTCGCCAGAACAGCGCGCCGCGATCATCGCGACGTATCCCGCATTCGAACGTGAGGCCCGTACCAAGGGCATCCCCCAGCTCGGGAGTGGCCGTGTGTTCCCGATCGACGCAGACGAAATCACCGTCAAGGCCTTTCCCATCCCACAGCACTGGGTGCAGCTCGGAGCGATCGACTTCGGATGGGATCACCCTTCTGCTGGCGTCCGATTGGCTTGGGATCGCGACGCGGATTGCATCTACGTCGTTGCGGCTCATCGGGCTCGCGAGCAGACACCTGCGATGTTCGCTGCTGCGGTGAGACCGTGGGGCGATTGGCTGCCGTGGGCATGGCCCCACGATGGTCTGCAGCATGACAAGGGATCTGGCGAGCAGCTGGCCGCTCAGTACCGCGCACAGGGCCTGCGCATGCATCCCCAGCGTGCGACGTTCGAAGACGGCTCATTCGGTGTCGAGGCCGGCATTGCCGAGATGTTCGACCGCATGCAGACCGGGCGGCTCAAGGTGTTCTCGCACCTCAACGACTGGTTCGAAGAGTTCAATCTGTACCACCGTAAGGATGGGCTGATCGTGAAGGAAGGCGATGACCTTCTCAGCGCCACACGCTACGGCGTGATGATGCGGCGGATCGCGACCGTCCAGGCAAAGACAGCCACCAACGCAATCAGGAACGGGGGCCGCGCCTCGTGGATGTCGTGAAACGAGAAATTCTTGCCCAATCTGAATGGATCAGGCGTGGACTGCCGGAGCATTTCTTTCGGGTCTACAACAATGGCCTCGGTGGTCGAGATGATTTCGTGGGATGGCGGTTCCTCACATTGGCGTACTGCGGCTTGATGAATTGGAGCGATATCCCATGAGCTTCACTCTTCCCGCCACCCAGTACACCGACCAGCGCCCAGACATCGAGGCGATGCTGCGTGACATCGAGCAGAACTGTCCGAAGACCACACCCCGAGAGGTGCGCGCCGCACTACTGTCGGGAGCCGACGAGATCAAGCGCTGGCGCACACTGGCGCAGGACACGTCACGGCAGCTCGAGGAAGCGGCGAATGTACGCATCAGCGAGATGGCGACAACGTCGCAGGCGAACGAGATCCAGCGCGGGGTGAAGCAGACGATGCTGGACCTGGCTGTGAGGTTCCGAGAACTGGCATGAGCGCCCAGCCCTCAGACTTCGACCGCGACGCCACGACCGACGAAGGCATCTGGCGCGAGTGCGCCGAACGCCTGCGGATGGCGACGGCGGCCGAGTCTGAGAACCGCATCAAGGGCATCAGCGCGCTCCAGTTCCGCTGGGGCGAGCAGTGGGATGCAGATGTGCGCAACACGCGCAAGATCGACGGCCGGCCGGCGCTCACGATCAACCACACGAACACCTTCTGCGCACGCCTCGCGAACACGCTCCGCCAGCAGCGTCCGCGCATCAAATGCCATCCGGTCGGTGATGGTGCGGATGTCGACACGGCAGCCACGGTCAACGGCCTGATCCGCCACATCGAGACCCTCTCCAATGCCTCTGTCGCCTATGACACCGGCGTCGAGAGCGCGATCAACATCGGCTGGGGCTACTGGCGCATCGTCAGCCAGTACATCGACGAGAAGAGCTTTGATCAGGAGCTGAAGATCCTGCCGATCCGCAACGCCTTCACGGTGTACATGGATCCGGCCGCCACCATGCCCGCTGGCGAGGACATGGGCTGGTGCATCATCAGTGAAACGATGAAGCGCTCGGAGTACAAGCGGAAGTACCCGAAGGCCGAAAACTGCGAATGGCGCTACACCGATGCGCCTGGTGACATGGTCACGGACTGGGAGAGCAAGGAAGAGCTGCGCCTCGCCGAGTACTACCGCATCCATGAGGTGCGCGACACGCTGTGCAAACTGTCGGACGGTTCAACCAAGCTGATGTCGGAGCTTGTTGACCCCGATGTGATCGCAGCCATGGGCCTGATGATAATGGCCAAGCGTCCAACCACGCGTCGAGAGGTGCAGTGGTTCCGTCTCAACGGTTGCACGGTCATCGACCAGCGCACTATTCCTGGCCGCTTCATCCCCGTGATCCGCTGCGAGGGCAACGTCCTCGACGTGAATGGTCGCGTCTGCCGAAAGGGCATGGTCGAGGACCTGAAAGACCCCGCGCAGATGTTCAATTACTGGCGCACGGCGCAGACCGAGCGTTACGCGTTGACGCCCAAGGCGCCATGGGTCGTCGCTGAGGGGCAGATCGAGGGTCACCCCGAATGGAATGACGCGAACCAGAAGAGCTATTCCACGCTCGTCTACAAGCCAATAGCTGGCCCCGATGGCATGACGCCATTGCCGCCGCCGGTTCGCGTGCCGCCCGCCCAGGTGGAGGCGGGCATGAGCGAGGCCGCGCAAGGCGCCGAGCACGATCTCATGTCGGTTGCCGGCATGCCGCAGGAGAATCCAGAGATCTCCGCGCGAGTGGTATCGGGGAACAAGTATCTGCAGCGCAGACAGGGCATGCAGGACCTGACGCACTTCCAGTACTACGACAATCAGACGCTCGCGATTGCGTGGACTGGATCGATCCTGCTCGAGCTAATCCCGTACTACTACGACACCGCCCGCATGCAGCGGATCATCGGCGACGATGGTGTGCCGCAGATGGTGCAGTTGAAGCAGCCCATCGAGGACGAAAACGGCATCACACGCGTGAAGAACGACCCGACGGTGGGTCGTTACGACGTCGTGATGGATACCGGCCCTGGCTATTCAACGAAGCGCGAGGAAGCCGCCGAATCGATGCTGGAGCTGCTCGGAACACCGCTCGGCGAGCAAGTGGCCTCGACGAGCGGCGACATCATCGTGCGCAACATGGATTTCCCGGGCGCCGATGAGGTGGCCGATCGCATCGCTGTCACAATCCCGGGCGCGCTCGACAAGATCATGGAGGGCTTGCCGAAGCAGGCGCAGACCATCATTGGCTCGCTGCAGGCGCAGATGAAGCAGCTGCAGGACCAGAACCAGCAGCAGGCGCTCGAGATCAAGTACGGCCGCGGCATAGCCGAGCTGAAGGAAGAGGGCGCAACCAGGCGCACGCTCATCACAGCGACCGGAAAAGCGCACGACACCGAGCGCAAAGCCAAGAGCGACGATCTCAACAGCGAGCGCGACTACGAAGGCTGGCAGAGCGAAGTGGACAAGAATGTCCGCGCAAAGATTGCCGTGGCGCATATCCAACGCGATACCGCGCTCGACGTCGCCGAGATTCGCGTGGGCGGTCAGTTGCTGAACACCCATGCGGAGGCGGCCCACGAAGCGAAAGCCGCAGATAAGGCCATCGAGGCCGCCCAGACAGACAGGCGCGAGAGCGCAGGAAAGTAAATGGCTCAGGTCCTCACGAACGAGAACATGGTGGAGTTCATTCAGACGCGTCAGGCGCCAGAGTTCAAGGCGCCAGAAGCGAAGTCTGAACCTGCCAACCCATCCGAAGCCGCGGCTGCAAAGCCAGCGGACTCAGCAACAGCATCGGCAGCAGAACCGGCAAAGGCCGAGCGGCCGCGCGCGGAGGATGGAAAGTTCGTGAAGGCCGAAGAGGCCAAGAAGGAAGAGCCGGCGGCGAAGGCCGCAGACGATGACGAGCACGATGATGACGGTGCGAAACTGAGCGACGCGGTAAAACGCAAGATCGACAAGATCGTCGCAAAGAAGCACAGGGCGATGAAAGAGGCCGAAGAGTTCGCGCGCGATGAGTATCGTGAGCGGAAAGCGGCAGTTGAGCGTGCAGAGGCCTTGCAGCGTGAAATCGACGCGCTGAAGGCCGGGAAGTCACAGCCCGGCACGGCATCCACCGAGGGCGATGAGCCCAAGATGGAAGACTTCAAAACGGTTGGCGAATACGCGAAAGCACTCGCGAAGTACGAAACGGCGCAGGCCCTCAAGGCCGAACGCGCAGAGCGTGCGAAAGATACCCAGAAGCAGGCAATCGAGAACGTGCAGCAGCAGTTTGCTGAGCGCGTGGCTTCGACCGCCAAAGAGATTTCCGACTATCACGAGGTAGTCGAGGCTGCTGATTGGGAAGTCCCGCACCACATTCAGGCGTACATCGTGGATAGCGAGCATGGAGCCCGTCTGGGCTACGAGCTCGCGAAGAATCGCATTGAGTTCGACCGTATCGCAAAACTGTCGCCGATCCGCGCGTTCGCGGAGCTCGGCAAACTGGAAGACAAGCTCACCGCGAAAGCGGCGCCGGCCAAAGAGCCCGCAGCCGCGTCGGCGCAAGTCTCCAGAGCCCCCGCACCGATCACCCCACTCGAAGGCAAGTCCACGACGGTCGCAAAACGGCCCGAGGACATGAACTTTCAAGAGCTGCGCGCCCACCGAATGGCGGAGCGCGCGGCGGGGAAGAGGTGAGGGAACGGCTATGACCATCAATAGCCCCGGTCTCACCATGGCAGATGCTTCTGAAAGCCTTCTGCAGCGTTTTTCTGTGAAGTGTGCCAAGCCAGATGCGAACGGTTGCATTCACTGGCTGGGGTCAAAAACGAAACGTGGTTATGGGGTCATCCTGATCGGAAAGGTCCGAGGGAAGAATCTCAGAACGACGGCTCATCGTGCCGCGTGGCTGCTAGAACGAGGCGACTTGTCGCCTGAAATCCTAGTGCTGCATAAGTGCGATAACCCTTCATGCGTCAATGTCGATCATCTATTTCTCGGATCACCTGCAAACAACACGCGCGACATGGTGGCTAAGAATCGCCACGGTTGGCGCCATGGGACTCCATGGCAGAAGTTGAATGCAGTGGATGGCGAGCGGATTCGTGATCTGCGTGCCGCAGGGTATTCACAGCAGAAGATCGCTGATTGGATTGGCGTCAGCAGGCCGCTGATATCAATGGTGTTGGCCGGGAAAATCTTTCATTCCCGACACCCTATTGGGCTGCTAAGGAGCAGCGAACATCAGCAACAATTTGCTTACGATCAGCTACATCACCAACGAAGGTCTGTTGGTGCTGGAAAACACGCTGGTCTTCGCCGACAAGGTGGACCGTCAGTATTCTGACGAGTTTGCCATCAAGGGCGCGAAGATCGGTGCCACCTGCAACGTGCGGCGCCCGCCGCGTTACCTCGGCACTTTCGGCCCCGCGCTGAATGTCGAAGACACGAACGAAACTTACGTACCGGTTTCGTTGAACAACCAGTTCCACGTGGACGTGCAGTTCACGACGGCAGATCTCCTGCTGTCGATGGACCTGTTCCGCACGCGGGTGCTGAAGCCGATGATGGCGACCGTCGCCAACCGCATCGACTCGGACGGCCTCTACTTCGCCTACCAGAACACGGCGCAGTATGTGGGCACGCCCGGTGTAGTGCCGTCGAACTATCTGACGTTCGCCTCGGCGGATGCGCAGCTCTCGAACGAGGCGATCCCGGAAGAGGGTCGCTGCATGATTCTCTCGCCCTACACCATGGCATCCGCCGTGGACGGGGTGAAAGGCCTCTTCAATCCTCAGGCGCAGATCGGCGAGTTCCTGAAGCGCAACATGATCGCGAAGAACTTCGCGAACTTCGACTGGTACAAAGACCAGAACGTTGTCACGTTCACCCAGGGCAACTTCCCGAGTGCCCCGACGCTGAAGGCTGTCACTCAGCCGGCGATCATCTCCACGGGCTGGGCACAGTCGGGCTTCCTGCAGACGACCGGATGGGGCGCAACCGCCGCGGGCCCGAAGGTCGGCGACATCATCTCCATTGCGGGTGTCTATCCGGCGAACCCGCAGAGCCGCACGCAATACGGTTCGGCGCTCAAGACGTTCGTGGTGCTGCCACCGGGTGGGTATACGCAGAACCCGATTGGTGCGGCAACGCCTGGGCCGGCATACGCGGCGGCATCGCTCACATACGGCACGTTCAGCGCCACGACAGGCGTCTACACCTCAGACGGCGGCGAGGATCTCTCGCTGCTCATCGGCGAGGTTGTGATCACTGGCGGTCAGTTCCAGAACGTGGCCGTGCCGGGCGGTTCCATCTCGACGACGGCGGCGCTGTCCTTCTGGGGAACGACGACCACCTCAATGGACGGCATCGTCACCCCGCAGGGCATCGCGCTTCACAAGACGGCCTTCGCGCTCGCATTCGCGGATCTTCCGCTGCCACGTGGCGTGGAAGAGGCGGCACGCGCCAACGATGCGGATATCGGTATGTCGATGCGCATGGTGACGCAGTACACCGTGAACAACGATGCGATGCCGACGCGTTGCGACGTCCTGTACGGCTATGCGGGTTTGTACCGCAATGCCGCTGTGCGCGTGGTCGGCTAAGGAGAATCACACATGAGCTACACCAATCCTGGCCCGGCTATTACGACGGGCAGCACCATCACCGGCACCGGCAGCCCCTGGGGAGGCGGCGCCTCAGCAACCAGCACCGTGGGCTTCTATGGCGTGACTCCCATCACGCAGCCAACGAACGCGGCGCAGGCGGCCCTGACGCTGACCACCGCAATCGGTGGCGGCTATGGGTTCAACACGGCTACAGCCTTCAACGCGTTCACCGCGCAGTTGGAGAACATCCGAGCAAGCCTCGTGCTGCTTGGCCTGCTCAAGGGTTCGTAACCAAAACAGCAGAGGGGGCATAAGCCCCCTCTCGTGGAGATTCGCATGAGTGCACCAGTAGGGACAGGCCGCGCGTTGGGCGTTGCAATGTCCGTGATGGAGTTCGATCAGATCTCGATGACCACCCAGTCAAAGGCTGGCTTCTTTGGCGTTACCCCGGTAACTCAACCGGCCAATGCAGCGCAGGCCGCATTGACCCTCGTCACCGCCATTGGAGGCGGTTACGGATTCAATACGGCGACCGCCTTCAACGCGTTCACGGCTCAGCTTGAGAACATCCGGGCTTCGCTCGTGACTCTTGGCTTGCTCAAGGGCGCCGCGTAAATGCCGTTCCGCATCGCCTTCACGACGGAGTGCGTCGTGCCACTTTCCAAATGGAATGAGCAGGCAACCTTCAACGCAGGATGCCCGCGCGTGCAGCTGGGTGTCCTGCGCAACCGGAAACTTGCCGTGGTCGGCGGCAGCCCTCAGGTCATTCATGACATTGAGGAACTGCGCGCTTGGAATGGAGATATCTGGGCTATCAACCACACGGCCGACTGGCTGGCCAGCCATGGCATTGCATCCACGTTGTTTACGGTCGATCCGGTTGCGATCGATTCGCCGGTGCGTAAGCGATTACTTGCTACCTCATGCGCGCCAGAGATGTTCACTGAAGATACCGTCGCCTTCGACATGATTGAGACACACCCGCAGGGATGCGCAGGCGGGACAAGCTCGGCAACCCGTGCACCATGGCTTGCTTTGTCTATGGGCTACACGGATGTGAGCTTTTTCGGATGCGAAGGCTCCTACGTGAATAACGACCATGTCGATCGCAACGAGCAGGTGGATCGGCAGTTGATCGTGCGTGCCGGAGGATGCGACTACATCACACGTCCGGACTACTACGTGCAGTGCCAGGAGTTCGCAAAACTCTTCGCAGAGTTTGGCTGCGTATTCAAGAACCGCAGCGGCGGCCTTCTGAAGGCGATGCTCGAGAATCCAGACACGTGGGAAGTAGTCGCTGTTTCTCCGGCGCTGAAAGCGCATCTCGAAGAAGTAAATGGCAAGCAGGGCCTGTACGAAGGCAACTCATCCTATCCAGTGCCGGCGCAGGCGGCATAAGGGCACCCAATGCAAGACACACAGGCCTTCGCTCCGCTCTACAAGCGCACGAGCACTTCGGGCAGCACTGTAACGCCAGGAACACTGGCGACGAGCGTCACTGTGGCCGCAACCAATGCCGCAGCAACCGCATCGGGCCAGATCCCAGGGTGCTGTCCAAGCGATAGCACCCAAATACAGATTGCAAATACGACAACGTCTTGGGCGTTCGTGAACTTCGGCGTGTTACGGCTCACCGTGACTGCCGCGACAGTTGCGGCAAGCTATCCAGTCGCGCCAGGCGCCGTGGTTGTGGTCACGGTCGATCCTGAAGTCGATGCCGCCTCCGTCATTCTGGGTACTGCGCCTGGCGCACTGACCTCGGTCATCTTTACTCGCGGAGCCGGCATATGAGCGTGAAATCACCAGGGCTGCCCACTGGGCTTGCTAACGTAGCAAACACATTTACTGCGCTGCAGAAGTTCAACCCCGGAACTGCAGAATGCCTGCGGCTCATCGCGGCGGATTCGGCAGGTGATTGCTTCATGAGCTTCTATAGCTCGGATGGCACGACATTTCGCGCGTACATCGGCAACGGCAGCACGACCACGAACACGTTCGATATTTCGAACCTCGCCAATGCTGACATGGATTTCTATACCAATAGCATCAAGCGCCTCAATCTCACGGCGGCCGGCGCGCTCAACATCATCGGAACGGTGGGCTTCAACAATACTCCCGCTATCGCAAAGCCGACTGTGACCGGGGCGAAGGGGTCAAACGCGGCGCTTGCCTCGCTCCTGACTGCTCTGGCTGCCTATGGTCTCGTCATCGACAGTACCACCGCGTGACTACGACAGCTTCAGATCTGATCCAAGGTGCGCTGCGGTTCATCAACCAGTACGCACCCGGTGAATCGCTCGACGCTAGCGACGCCCAGGATGCGCTAGCAACGCTGAACGATCTGCTCGAATCGTGGAGCACGGACGAAGCAAGCGTGTTCGCATCGAACGAAAACGTGTTCAATTACACGTCTGGTCAGTATCAGTACACGATTGGCAACTATGACGCTGGGCAATTTGCCGGCACCGTCACAAGCGGCTCGGCTGTCATCACAACTGCTACCGTTCCGTCCGATATGGTGGAGGGCGGAGACCTGTCTGGTGCCGGCATTCCTGACGGAGCGACGATCCTCTCATTCAATGCGGGTGCCAATACGGTCACGATGTCGGCCGTTGGCACAAGCAGTCCCGGCGCACAGCAGATTAGCTACACAATCCCCGGTGACTTCAAGATGGAGCGCCCGCTTCGTATCACGAATGCGTTCACGCGCATCTACACGCAAGGCTCAGGACTCGACTATCCGATCGAGATAGTGGATCAGAAGCGGTACGTCGACATCGGCTTCAAGGCCATCCAGGCGCCATGGCCAATCGTGCTCTGGTACAACCCGACGTATCCACTCGGAACAATCTTCGTCTATCAGAATCCGTCAGGCTCGGCAGAGCTGCACCTCTACACGGACCTCATCCTCACCAACCTTGCAAGCCTCACGCAGGAGATCGTGCTACCACAAGGCTATGCGCGAATGATCAAGCGCATGCTGGCGCGCGAGCTCGCCCCGGAATACGGCGCCATCTGGTCGCCTCAACAGGAGAAGCTGGCAAAAGAGGCGTACGACTATGTGAAGTCGCTGAATGCCGTGCCGACGCCGGTCTCGAACTACGATCCGGAGCTGATTCAGCATGCGCGAACGGATGCGGGATGGATTTTGACGGGGGGATTTCGGTAGTCTCCAGATATGAACACCATAGAATCAGTCTGGAAAAAGATCGAGCAGCGTGGGCCTGATGAATGCTGGCCGTGGAAGGGTTACACGTCGAGTGGCTACGGCCGCATAGACATCTGCGGGATCAAGGGCGTGTACGCACATAGGGCCGCATACATTGCTGCGTTCCCCAGCAGCCTGCCGTTGAAAGACGATGAAAGTGATCAAGATGTCCTACATCGTTGCGATAATCCGGTTTGCTGCAATCCGAATCATCTGTTTATCGGAACGCATGCCGAGAACATGGAGGACAAGCGGAAGAAAGGACGCGCGCCGCGGCTGACTGGCGAACGTGGACCTCGTGCAAAGCTGACGTCAGAAGACGTGTTCTGGATGCGCATGCAGAAGAAGTACGGCGCAACCAAGAAAGCGCTCGCATTGCTCTACGAAGTCAGCGAAGCGACTGTCTCTGGCGCGCTCTACGGTCGCCACTATCAGGACGTCACGTAATGGGCCTGAACTTCCAAGGCGGGGACTTCGGTTTCGTGGGCCAGGCGTATACCGCGCCCGATCCGAACCAGGACCGCCAGCGCGCGGTGAACTGGTATTGCGAATATTCGCAGGACCCAAAGAGCAAGACGCCGGTCGCATTGCTCGGCGCTCCCGGCAAGAACGAGATTCTCGACTTCAGCATCACAAGCAGCGACGTCGCCATCCCTGATACAGGTGGCGTGCGCGGTATCTGGGTGCTTCCGGGTGGTACGGATGCCCTTTGGGTGGTGGGTGAATCCGTCATTCTCACCCAGACGACCGTGCCTGCCACGCAGACATCGATTGCGCAGTTCTCGAAGACTTTCATCGGCAACCTGCTCACCAATTCAGGGCCGGTCTGCATCCGCGACAACGGCCCAGGAGGTTACGCCGTCATCGTGGACGGACAATACGGCTACACCTATAACCTCACCACGAACGCCTTCGCGCAGATCACCGATTCGGCATTCCTGCCCGCTGATCGGGTGGCATTCATCGATGGCTGGCTGATCTTCAACCATGTCGGCACGCAGACATTCTTCACGAACGCCTCGGTGCCCTACACAATCACCTTCAGCGGCAGCTTCTATGCGCTAAAGGACTCCTCGAGCGACAACCTTGTGACGCTCATGGAGAACAACCGCGAGTTGTGGTTGGTCGGCGAGCGTACGAGCGAGGTCTGGTACGACGCAGGCGGTGCAAACTTCGCCTTTAGCCGCATTCCGGGAGTGGCTCCGCAAATTGGCTGCTCGGCAGCCCAGTCGATCGCGCGCCTCGGGTCTTCCCTCGTATGGCTCGGAAAGAGCGAGCGCGGCGAGAACATCGTCATTAAGACTGAACAATACAGCTACGTCGATATCTCGACCCGGGCGGTCGAGGCTGCGATCACGAGCTACCCGCTGGTGTCCGATGCGATCGGCTTTGTGTACGAAGAAGAGGGGCACCTCTTTTACGTGCTGACCTTCCCAACCGCCGACAAAACGTGGGTATACGATCACACGGCGAGTGAAGCGGCCGGCACGCCCCAATGGCATGAGCGGGCTTCTTTCAATCCCGACACAGGGGTACTTCATCGCGATAAAGCGAGCTGTTTCGCGAACTACCAGAACATCCGCGTCGTCGGGGACTTCCAGGCGCAGAAGGGCTACCAGATGAGCCGGAAGTATTTCACCGACGGTGATACGCCGCTCGTGGCGATCCGCCGCTGCCCACACGTGTGGAGCAAGGAAAACCGAAAGAGGATGTTCTTTGCTTCCCTGCAGATCGATTTCGCGCCGGGAGTGGGCTTGCAAACGGGGCAGGGATCGGACCCGCAGCTCATGGTGCGCTTCTCGCGCGATGGGGGAGCCACCTTCGGCACCGAGTTCTTTCTGGCAGTCGGCAAGGCGGGTCACTACAAAAACCGCGCCATGCGCCGCAGGATCGGCGTATCGCGCGATTTCGTCGCCGAGGCGAGGTTCACCGATCCCACTCCACGCGACATCGTGGGTGCGACATTGTTCGCGCAGCCAGAAGTTGAGGCTGCCTGATGCCAGCCTCACAGCTCAACTCGCTGCCCAACTATCCGGTTCCGCTCGCGCGTGGCCAGGTCACGGAGTCAGCGTGGTATCGGTTTTTTGCTGGCCTGTTCCAGGGCCTGCCGCCCGAAAATGTCACGGTGCCCGCAGTCGGCGCCTCTCCCTACACCTACAGCGCAGTACGAAAGGGCTCGCTGATTGTCGAAGGCGGAACTGTATCGAGCATCGAGTTCAGCCGTAACGGCACGGACTACTACGATGTCGGCACGACGGCCGGCATGTTCATGCTCAACGCGTCAGACATCCTCAGGATCACGTACTCGGGCTTGCCCAACGTGACGTTCGTGCCGTCATGAGCTGGGATGCGAACGGAGCGCCGCTCGATATCGAGATCCTCGATGAGAATCGCATCGTCGAGTCTGCTCCGCTAGAATCGAGCCGGGCAGCGCTCGTCAATCGAGCCGTGCAGGAATTCTCAAAGCTCCCGCAGACCGAGTGTCCCGTGACGCATCGGTTTGCACCCGGGGTTTACCTGCGCGAGATCTCCATGCCCGCCGGCGCTATCGTCATCGGAAAGATTCACCGCACCGAGCATTTCAATGTGCTGATCCGTGGCGCGTGTCTCATCGTACATGACGATGGCCGAAAAGAAGAATTGCGCGCGCCAATGTCCTTTGTCTCGAAGGCGGGCGTGCAGAAAGTCCTCGTCATCCTCGAGGACATGATCTGGCAGACCATCCATCCCACGATGGAAACCGATCTTGCGCGGCTCGAAACGGAGCTGATTCAGCCCTATGAGCCTGCACTGGAGTATCAATCATGACCTGGGTTGCGGCAGCCATTGGTGGAAGCGCGCTGATTGGCGCGGGCTCTTCCTATCTCGGAAGCAAGCAGCAAGCCAAGGGCGCGCAGAAAGCCGCCGATATAAATCTCGGCATGTTCAACACGCTGAACCAGCAGCAGCAGCCATACATCCAAAGTGGCTACGGTGCGATGGGCCGGCTCAATACGCTGCTCGGGCTCAATCCGAATCCTTCGTATCGCGCGCCAGCCGTGACAGGCAGCCCCGCATATCAAATCACGCCAAGCGGCGGCATCGATCAGATGCCGCAGGTCGGCCCATCACGACAGCATGACGTTTTCGCGGGCGGGCCAGGCGGCGATCCGCGCGGCGGCGGCAATCCGGTTCAGTTGCGGCAGCTCCTCGCACTCCGGGCCGCGCACGGTGACAGACAGGCGCAGGCGATCCTGACAGGAGGCGTCTGATGGGCTTCTTCTCGGGCCTGAAAAAGGCACTGAACCCGCTCGGGACTGATCATCCCATCGGCAATCCTGGCGGATACATCCTAGGCAACATCATCAACAAGGACCAGCCGGCACCCGCAGCTGCCGCCTCGAGTACAGGCATGCCCATGGATGCAGGCATATCGTACGGCGATCCAGGCTCGGCCGACTACGGCTCCCTGACGAAGCCGTTCGACGTCGAGGAGTTCTACAAGTATCAGGACCCCGGCTACTGGTTCCGGCTGCAGCAGGGCACGCAAGGCCTGCGCAATGCGGCTGCCGCAGGTTCTGGCGCACTCTCCGGCGCCGCCCTGAAGGACCTGCTCGCCTACAACCAGGACATGGCAAGTCAGGAGTACACCAACTCCTTCAACCGCTACCAGACCCAGCAGGGCAACATCTTCTCGCGCCTGTCGGACATCGCGCACCTTGGGCAGAGCGCAGCTGCAGGTGTGGGCTCACAGGGAACGGCGCTGGCCAGCAACGCTGGCCAGCAGGTCTACAACGCTGGATCAGCAACTGGCGCGGGATACGTCGGCGCCGGCAATGCCCTCGCGCAGGGCGCGCAGAATTACTGGCTCTACAACAACCCGCAGGCATGGCAGCCCAGAGTTAGCGCGGGAGGCGTCTGATGGCCGAGCTCGTCGGGCTCAACACTCAGGTGCCGGACATCCTGCCGAAGCTCTCGCAGCTTCTACAGATCCAGCAGCAGCGGACGCAGCTTGCAGGGGCCGAGCAGACTCAGCGCCAGCGTGCAGCGCTTGCCAAGTACGACTTCGGCCAGCACGTCGGCGAGGATGGCACTGTTGACCTCAACAGCCTGACGCAGGACCCAGAACTGCGCGCGGCGGCGGGCGACCAGTATCTCGAAGTACTCCAGCACGCTGCATTGGCAAAGCAGTCGCAGCTCGAAGCAAAGTCGAAACTCTTCAGTCTCCGCGGCGATCAGGTTGCAAGTCTCGCGCAGACTATCACGCCGCTGCTCAGCGATCCGGACGTCGCCGAGGACAACGATAAGGGGCGCCAGAAGGTCAACGAAGCGTGGATGCAGTATGGGCAGCTCCATGGAGATGAAGCCCTTCCTGTGCTTCGTACATTCGCCGCGCCACTGAAAAACGCGCCGCCCGGGAAGATGTCGCAGGCCCTGCGCATGATCCAGATGCAGGCGCTCGATGTGGAGCGCCAACGTGAGGCGCGCCTGCCGACGCTCGTCAACAAGGGAGGATCGCTCGTCAATGTCAACCCGGATGTGTCTACAGCCGCGCCGGGGGAAATTCCGCTCACGCTGGCGCCGGGTGCAACGATCGTCACCGATCAGAAGGGCGCGCAGTTTGTCCTGAATCCGCAGACGAACACTGTCACTCCAGTGGGTCAGGGAGGCGCTGCTGGACCGTCTGCATCACCCTCTGCGCCAACGTTCACGCAGCCAAAATATGTTGGTCAGTCCGAGGATATCCGCGCTCAGCAGCAGGAGGTGGATGCAGTTCGTAAGCAGGCCGATACCGCACCGGTCAATCGCAACATCTTCCAGCACATCCTGAAGATGGCGGACGAGACGAATACTGGTCCGCTGGTCTCGCTCATTCAGAACACGTCGATTGGCGGCCAAGTCTTTGGCGACAACTACCAGGAGCTGGGGAAGTACCTCGAGAAGAACGCCATCGCGAATATGCAGGCGATGGGAGGTCCTCCAAGCGATGCGCGCCTGTCCGCAGCGGTCGCCGCCAACGGCTCGACGAAGTTCAACCCAAAGGCATTGAAGGCCGTTACCGACTTCAACTACGCCACCAATACCGGACTGGAACGCTACCGACAGGGACTGGATAAGGCGATCGGGACCGGGACGAATGTGGATTACTCGAAGCTACCTGAGTTCAAGGCAGCATGGGCTAAGAACTTCGATATCGACGCATTCCGACTCGAGAACGCGGTAGCTGATGGCAACGAAGCCCAGCAGCGAGAGATTCTGGAGAGCCTGACGCCAGCGCGACGTAAGGAAGTGGCCAAGAAAATGGCAGCGCTGGACTCCCTTGCCGAAAGCGGGAATCTGCCGTGAGTCAGGCGGCTCTCGCGTTGCTCCAGACAGATGATAGTTCTGCGGACGATTCGCAGCAGTCACCCTCGAAGCGTGCGATCGATTTGCTGGAGGGCAAAGCCCAGGTTGCAGAGCGCCTTCCTGTCAGCGGCATCGAGCATGCTCGGAAAGCACTGTCTGTATTTGCGCAGCATCCGTTTACAGCGGCTACCGGGATGCTGGAGAACGCAGTCAGTGGCGTGACCGGTGGCGTGGGATCGCTAGTCGAGGCCGTCACGGGATCGGACCCCGGAACCTACTCCGAGAAGCTGGCATATCGCCCTCGCACCGAGGCTGGTTCGCAGATAGCGGAGCTTGGAGGCGAAGAGGCGGCGAAGATTGGCTCGGTATATGACCAAGTTGCCGGCACCGGGCCGCTTGCACAGACCATCAAGGAGCGCATTCCGCAATTCGCGGCCGCAGCGGGCACAGTCTCAGGACTGGCCGAAGTTCCTCGGCTTGGTCGAGTTTCCCCGCATGTTTCTCCGCTGACGCCCACTGTCGAGCAAATTGTTACAGATGCGGCCTCCAAGCAATCGATGGGTGCAGCCGCCGCGGTCCCTTCGCGGCTGGCAACGGCCAGCCCCGAGCTCCAGGCCGCCATTCGCGCGGAAGCGCGCTCTGGTGGTGTGGATCTCAATACGCTCGACCGGCATCTAGAGGCCGATTCTCTGCCCGTGCGTGTGCGGCTCACGCGTGGGCAGGCAACACAGGACCCTGTACTCATCTCCGATGAGATGAATCGCCGCGGCAAAGATCCAGAGTTTGCCGCTCGCTTCAATGAGCAGAATCAGCAACTCATCGACAACCTCGACGAGATCCGACGTGAGGCATCGCCCAACGTTGTTGGAAACGATCCCATCCAGAACGGCCAGCAGATTGTTGATAGCTACAAGTCGATCGACCAGACGTCGCGCGATGAGATCAACGCAGCATACAAAGCCGCGCGCGATGCCAACGGCGGTGATCTACCGATGGATGCCCAGGCCTTCACGAAAACGGCAGACGCGGCTCTGAAGAAGAACATGAAGGCGCGCTATGTGCCTTCGGAGATCGCGGCAGATCTTGCGGAGATTCGCGAAACAGGCTCGATGAATTTCGAGACTTTCGAGAATCTTCGGACGAATCTTGCCGCAGAAGCGCGCAAGGCAGAGCGCTCTGGGGATGGAAACGCAGCGGCGGCCGTCAATCTCATTCGTGATGCGATTGAAAACGTAGAGCCGATGGGCAAGGCGAAGGAGGTCAAACCACTCTTCGACCAAGCACGCTCGCTTGCGAAAGCTCGGTTCGATCGCGTGAAAGCCGATCCCGCGTACAAGGCCGCCATAGAGGATGCCGCTGAAGTCGGGCAGGCATCGCCACTCGCAGACCAGTTCGTCGAGAAGTACATCGTAAAGGGCAAGGGCGCTCACTTGGATCGCATGCGCGAAAACCTCGCGAATGATCCAACCGCCAACGAGGTGATTTCGGCAGCCGCGCTGAACTATCTCAAGGCCAAGTCAGGCGTGAACCTCTACACCAACGAGGGCAACTTTTCGCAGGCAGGATTCAATCGCGCTCTGGCGGAGATCACTCCAAAGCTCGACAGGCTCGTGAGCCCTCAGGCCGCCGAGCAGATCCAGACATTGGGCAACGTCTCGCGTTATGTGATGGCACAGCCGCGCGGATCGTTCGTCAACAACAGTAATACGACCGTGGCCGCGCATGCTGCCAACATCGCGAAGGGAGTAGCCGAGCGCAGTGTCAATGCCATGGTGCCCGGCGCAGACCTCGGAACACTGGGCCGCGAGAAGCTTGCCAAGCGCGCCGAAAAGAAGGAAGTGCAGGAAGCACTCAAACCCGGCGCCGGCATCGGCATGAAGCCGAAGAAGGGTCAGCCGTGATGCGTCACGATCATCACTGCGGCTATGACCAGCAGCATGCAGAGCCCAAGCGTGATCCACAGCGCTTTGCGGAAGTTCGGGAACTCGATCGCCAGCCAGATCACACCGGCCACCAGAATGATCGGGATCAGAACTGCGTGCATGGCACTGACTATACGTCAGCCACGGAGGCCCTGTCGTGACCGACATCCTCTCGCCATCTCCCAAGCAGCAGTTCTTTGACAATAACGGGCGGCCGTTGGTGGGCGGGAAACTGTTCACCTATGAGGCGGGTAGCTCCACGAAGCTTGCCACCTACACCGACTCTGGCGGTCTCACAGCCAACGCGAATCCGATCGTCCTCGACTACCGGGGCGAGGCGAATATCTGGATCCCTCCGAACGTCGCATATAAGTACGTTCTGTCACCGAGCACGGATACAGACCCGCCGACAAATCCCATCTGGTCCATCGATGACGTAATAAGTTCACAACTCATTACCCTCTATGGAGGGGTCGATGAAGGAGTGGCGAACGCCTACGTCCTGACGTTCACAGCGAACTTCACCGCGTACACAGACGGCATCGTTATCTACTGGATTCCGGCGCACACCAACTCGACGGCCAGCACGATCAATGTCAATGGTCTCGGAATCGTCGATATCGTCAACCAAGATGGCACTCCGCTCACCTCGAGCCAGCTCGTTGCAAACCAGGTTGCCACCATCATGTATGTGGGCGGGCAGTTCTTGCTGATCTCTTCGGGCATTGCGCCGAGCGTCGTCACGGGGTTTTTCACGCCAGCCTGGACAGGATTCTCAGCCGACCCGATCGGCGAAATCTTTTACACGAAGATCGGCGCGCTCATCATTCTCACGTTCGGTGTCTTCAGCACAGGGACATCCAACTCCACAGAGATGAGTATTACAAATCTGCCATCGATCATTCGACCGCAGACCGATCCTAATCCGAGAGCGGTATGCCTCGTGGTGGATAACGGCCAGTCGGCTTCGGGCGCATTCAGCTTCGGCGTTATACCTGGAACGATGATTTTCTATAAGGGAACGGCGCCTCCGTCAGCCACTGGCTTCACAAATGCGGGCACCAAAGGCTTCGCGTCATATACGCCGATTTTCTATACGACACTCGCATGATCCTCTCGCCCATTCCAGTGATGAAGTTCTTCGACAACAACGGTCGCCCGTTGGTTGGAGGGCTGCTATTCACTTATGAGGCGGGTACTTCGACCAAGATCGCCACCTATACGGATGACTCAGGCGGAAGTCTCAACACGAATCCAATCGTGCTCGACTTCAGAGGCGAGGCGAACCTCTGGATCGATCCACAGCTCACTTACAAGTTCGTTCTCTCTCCGGCCGGAGACACCGATCCTCCGACGAGACCCATTTGGAGCGTCGACAACCTGTCCGCGCTTGGAGGTACGCAGTCTGTCGGTCAGGTGCTGTACCCGAGAACAGATGAAGAAGTAGCCGCGGGCATCACCCCGGTCCAGTACCAGTGGCCACCGAGATACGGCCTGCGCTACTCGGGGATCCTCGCCGATGGATCTACGGATTGCACCACTGCTATTGCTACCGTTGCGAACGCGCTCGCGGGGGTCGTCACCAATGGGCAGTGTCAGATCACGCTGCCGTTCAACGTGCTCTATGACCGCACAACCATCATGGGGCTCCTTGATCAGAGTGTGGTGCTGTTTGATCTGACGCAGATCAATGATCTGAACGGCGCGGGAGAGACTGCGAAGCGTATCGGGATGCTGGCGGCGGATGTGGCTGTGTCTGACTCCCAGTGGAGCATCGATAGCGGTCATCACTGCGTGATGTCCACGAACAATCACGGTACCTCTGGATCGCTCTCGGCAAGTAAGCGATTAGCCACGTGGCTGTGGGCCGCGGGCGTGTTCACGCTCGGCACTCTCGCGAAAAGAGGCGACCGAGGCGCTGCACAGGCCCAGTGGGGCAAGGACACCGGGGACTACTACTCGTGGAAGCTCTCATCTTTTGCGCCGTGGCTTGCCATTGCGGCGGATTACGAGCGCTGGGCGACAGGGCAGTCTGCGACGAGCGGCGTCTCCTACACTTTGGCGAGTGGTCGCATTTACGTTGCCGCAAGCACTGGAACCACGGGCAGCACGGAACCGAATTGGTCAAGCGGTACATCCTCAGACGGTGGAGTCAACTGGACCTACGTCGATGACTCCGATCGCACCATCTACACGATTGACCAGTACGGTCGGACACTGATCGGCAACGGTGCGGCTGGGCGCACCTTCTACATCAAGGTCACGCCTACCGATCCAGGCGGTGGTAGCTGCTCGATTGAGTATGAGGCGACGGGCGTCAGCAAAGTGACGGACCTGCGTCTGACTGCAACCACCTCGGGCTCCGCTAGTTCTCCGCAGCCGTTCTTCCGTGCCCAGGATGCAGTGGGCGTGCGCGTCTTCGATAGCGCAGCTTCCGACGAGCTCGCGCGATTCTCCGATACGCTGGGACTATGGACCGGCATGGGCTCGGAGCGCTGGAGTCAGGCCGTTGACGGAGATACGACGCCCACGGTCCTCAATCAGCGCGTGCTCTACACCAACAATACCGGTGCCACGAGCATCACGTTCTTCGATGACGGCGTGGATGGGCAGGAGATCAAGATTGTAGCCACGGACGCCAATACAACGCTGGTTAACTCCACGAATTTACTTTTGACCGGCGCTGCAAACCAACTGCTCACGCAGTTTTCAAGCGTGACGTTCTCAAAGGTGCCGGCGGCAATCGCATCGAACCGCTGGATCGAGACTGCAAGATCCATCAAATGAACAAGCTACTGGATAGCGTTATTCGACTGGAGCACGGGCTTCAGCGCGTTCCACATTACCTCATACCCCTTGGCGTTTGGATGAACTCCGTCCGAGTTGAACAGCGCCGGGTTGTAGGCATAGTCGGGTTGCACGCTCATCGGATAGAAAAGGTCAACGTAGTTGTATCCGAATGCATTCGTGACACGCTGGATGTCGCTGTTGAATCTCCAGATTGCATAGGGGATATCTGCCGGCATCACAGAAAGGATCACGACGCGAGCGCCAGAGGCGGACGCCATTTCGGCCATGCGCGCGATGTTGTCGGCGTTCGGGTTCTCCATGCTGACAAGGTCGTTCACGCCACCCTCGATCACGACGACGGTAGGGTGATGCGCAAGTACGTCAGTGTCGAAGCGCGCAAGCATTTGCGCGGTGGTTTCTCCGCCGACTCCTGCGTTGACCGAATCCGGAACGAGCGTCGACAGTTCCTGCCAGTGGGCAATGATGCTATCACCAACAAAAACAACCTTGGGGGATATGGTCGGGGCTTGGGCTACTGGTGGAGTAGGACTTGTCTGGAGAGGAGCTTCAGCAGAACCCCCACCGCAGCCCGAAATAATAAGAAGGACTGCGAAGATACTTATTCTTTTCATTCCACCTCCCTGTATGAGCCGCGAACATTACGCGAATGCGGATTACCCGGCAAATTTTGGGGACATAAAGCGTGATGTGATGAGCAGAAGAATTAGACGGAAGGGTGAGATGTGACGGATCAATTCCGGATCATCGGCCAGCTCGAAGCGCAGATGGACTCGCACCAGGAGCGGCTCGACCGTATCGAATCGAAGCTCGATGCGCTCACGGAGTACATCCAGCAGCAAAAGGGCGGGGCGCGCCTGATCTGGGCCATTGCCACAGCGGGCGGCGTCGTCGGCGTGAGCGCCGTGAAGCTCGGTACGATGCTCGTTACTGCGATACGAGGCACGCCGTGAGCCTGCTCTCGGACCTGCAGCGCGATGAAGGCTATCGAGCCAGTCCCTATCTCGACACTGCGGTTCCACCGAAATGGACGATGGGCCACGGCCGCAACCTCGAAGCAAGCCCACTTACCGGCGCGGAATGGAAGGCGATGCTCGATGCGAAGGAAATCGCAGTCAACATCTCGCCGAACGGTGCCGCGCGCCTGCTTGAGAACGGCATAGCCCAGGCGCGCACGCAATGCGGTCAAGCCTTCGGGTGGTGGCCGCAACTCGATGAGGTGCGCCGTGAGGTGATCGTGAACCTCACGTTCAACATGGGCATGCAGCGCCTCGTTGGGTTCAAGAACATGTTGGCCGCCATCAAGGCGGGAGACTTCGACACGGCGGCGGCGGAACTGCTGGATTCGGCTTACGCAAAGCAGGTAGGCGGCCGGGCAGTTCGCTTGGCGAATCAGCTTCGCACTGGAGTACGCGTATGAGCATTCGAGCCTTCCATATGGCCCTTGCGCAGATCCTGATATTCGCCATCGCGCTAGGCGGCTTCATCGGCCTGATGTACGTGATCGTCATCGGCCAGTCGCACCTCGACGCCACCACCGAAAAGCTGATCTACACGATGCTGGGCGTCTTCGGGACGATCGTCACGCAGATGGCCGGCTACTTCTACTCGCGCCAGAGGCCTGACGCGCCTGCCACTCAACCGGAGCCAAAGACCCCATGAAAGTTCGCTACGCGCCGTTCTGCGGCCTTCTGCTCGTCCTGCTCAGCGCCTGCGCCACCTTCGGATATGAGCAGCCTAGGAGCCTCCCCGATCGCATCGCCTATGTGACGAGCGGCGCCGATGCCGTGGTGGTGTCGACGACCAATGCGCTCAACGCCCATGTCATCTCAAGCACCGATGCGCAGTTCGTCAGCACAACCGGCAAACAGCTTTCGCTGCTCGTGCAGGCCGCATCGACGGACCCTGACCCGAAGTCCGCAGAGGGTCGCCTTGCGCTTGCAGAAAGCGTCCTGCGCCAGCTCCAGTCCTATCTCGCCAGCAAGCAGGTGAAGTCATGAGTGCCGCCATCGCCGTTACCGCCATCGATCTGCTGCTGCAGTTCATCGATCGAACAAGCGCCGCTGCGGCGGTCGTCAAGAAGGCGCACGAGGAAGGACGGCAGCCCACGGGCGCAGAGCTCGCGGAGCTTCGAGGTAGCCTCGATGCTCACCTGTCGGATCTGGACGCGGCGATCGCGCAGGCGAAGGCCGAGGGGCGCTGACCTCACCGCCTGCCGGTTTACGAATCCCTGATCAAGACGGCGTCAGGGACTCGCAAGCATGCTCCCCGGCAGGCGGGGAGGCCGGCGGCATTATTCGGCGAACTCGATCATGTCATCAAACTCCTGGTCTTCGTCCATCGGTGTCGACATCGACCAGACGGTTGGGTTGCGGCCCTTGCAGCCACGACACGTGAACCGCTCCTTCACCGTGTCGAGATCAGCGGGGGAACTACTGGATATCGCGCAGCGCATGCTCGAGCACGTCGATTCGTTCCTGCGCCTCATCGGCCAGGGCGAGTTCGGCGGCCGCCTCGTCGACCACACCCGCCGCCAGAAGCTGGTGTCCTGCCGCTATGTGCTCGCGCCGCTCTGCAAGGGCTTCAGCGACGGCGAAGAAATCACGCTGCCACTGGGCATCGAATTGGAAGCGGCGGGGCATCGTGTGACTGACAGAGCTTTCACCCGTTCGACGCCTCGACGATACACCTTCAGCGTCATGCTGATGTTCGTATGACCGAGTAGTTTCATCGCTTCCTCTGGCGATGAACATCTCGTTGCACAAAGCGCACGAATATCGTGAAAAGTAAAGCGCGTTCCGCCCCTTCTGCAGTACGCATTAATCGTTCGCTGCCAGCACGCGCGGAAGCCTTCGCTTGTGTAGCAGGTCCCCGTCTTGTTCGTGACCACGTACTCGCTTCGCTTTGGCAGTAACCAGCACTTCCCGAATACGCGCTTCAGATCCGGCGTGATCTCGATCGCCAGACGCTTCCCGGTCTTCCCCTGCTGGAAGTGTACGTAGCCTTCCCTGATATCCGACCATTTCAGATTGAGCAAGTCACTTTGCCGCTGACCCAGTCGCAGCGCCAGATCCATCATCAGCTGTACGCGCGTAGGCGCACTCGAGCGCACCGCCTCGAACTCGTGATCTTCGATGAGCCGGTCGCGCGGTGGGCGCTTCGGGCGTTTTACGTCCCTCAACACATTTGACGGAATGACGTACCAGAAGCTGACCGCCTGAGTGAAGGCAGCCGAGAGCACGCCGAGCTGGCGGATGCGCTGAACGATTCCCTTTTTCCCGATCGGGATAGAGAGGAACGGCGCGAAGTCCTTCGGCTTGAGCTCGCAGGCGACACGGTCGCCGTACCAGCGCTTCAGGTCCCGAAGGTGCCGGACGTAGTCCCGGGCAGTGCGCGGTGCAAGGAGGGGCAGGCATTCAGCCTGGTATCGGTCGAGAATTTCCGCGACCGTCGGTGTCGTGTTGTCATGCACGACACGCGATTATTCACATGGAATTCGCCGAGTAAAAACAGTGCTGGCAACCTCGAACAGCTGTGTGCCGGTGTGCGACAACTGTGCTCCGGATACCCCCGAAATGGCCCGATTCCGTCCGGTTTCAGGGGCCTAAGTCATTGATTGACATAAGATGGGCCGCCCTTACAAGGCGAATGTCGGGGGTTCGATCCCCTCAGCACCCACCATCCACAACGCTGTAATTCAAGCCCTTTTCGCACGTTTGCGGTGTGCGCCGCGTTTCCCAGTGTGCTCCCGCTGTGCCACGCGCTCAGCCGCTCCGACGGCGTGTGACGGGGCAAAGTGCGCGTATCGAAGGACCGAGCGATAGCTTTTCCAGTCGCCCAGCGCCATCAATTCAGGCAGCGTCACGCCGTTCTGCACGGCCCAGGAAGCGCCCGTATGCCGAAGGTCATGCCAACGTAGCGGCATGAGCCCGGCCCGCGCTGCAGCCTTCCTGAAGGCCTCCGTGTTGAAGTTGTCGATGGGCCGGCCCTCGTACTGGAAGACTCGATCGCCGCGAGGGGAGAGCTTTCGGACCTCGCGCAGGATCTTCACCGCGCGCGATGAGAGGGGTACCCCAAACGTCTTGCCGGCCTTCATCTGCCCACGCGGTATCCAGGCGCGCTGGCCGATCAGGTCGATGCGACTCCAGGTCAGATAGCTTTGCGAGCGCATGCGCAGGAGCGTCAGAACCGCGAACTCCGCGGCGAGCTTCAGGTGGGTGGGTAGTTCGGCTAGGAGCCGGTCAACTTCTTCGCGGGTGAGCCAGTGCGGCTCCTCCCCGTCATCGTCCTTGCTGTACATGGGCACCTGGGGCGGTGCCTCCAGATAGCGCCAAGCCTTCCAGCATTTGCGCAGGACCGCCCGCACCGTGCGCATCATCCGATCAACCGTGGTGTGCGACCAACCATCGGCTAGGCCGTCCTTGCGCAGCTCCTCGAGCGCATCAGGATCCGCGACGGCGGAGACGGGGTGGATGCCGATCCGGGGTTCGAGCCACGCGATGATCTCCCGGTCCCGTTTGCGAGCTCGGGTGGAATCGTTCAGGTAGCGTTCGGTGGCCTCGTTCCACGAAACGGAAGAACGGTCCCCGAGCTTCTCGCGTCGCCAGAGGCGCTTCTGGAGGACATCCTCGAACTCTTTGGCGTCTCGCTTGTCCGTTGTGCCCGTTGACTTGCGAGTCTTGCGGCCAATGCGGACCCACCAGAAGGGGCTCCCGGGGCGTCTATAGAGCGGCATCTGGAGTCAATCCATTCTTGGAGTAGTTCGGCGGAGAAGCACCAGGCCCGACCAATCTTAGTCGCGGGGACCTCGCGCGCGCGAGCCATCTTGCGAAGCGTGTCGGGATGACACTTTGTCAGGCGGGCGGCTTCTTCCAGGTCCATGGTGCTCATGAGGTTATCGTCCGCTAGGATGTTGCGGCCGGTGTGTGCTGAGGGCAGAGCGTTCTGTATTCCTCGATCAGCCAGCCGGCATCCCGCGCCGTCTGAGAACTCTCAGTCACCACCGCAGGGTCCCAGCGCACCGACTGCGGCACATACCACTGCGCCAGGCAGGCATCGCACCTGAAACTGGGATCTCGCGGGCCACCGTAGTGAATCTTCATTCGTGACTCGAAGGTCGACGCTGAGAGAGTCGCAATGGCCCCGGTCGCACGAAGGTATAGCGACGTATCAAGTTGAACTCATCCTCTCCCACCTTGGCCCATCCAGATTCTGGAGGCTTGATGCATCGAACGTGCATGCAGTTATCGCCCGCATCGATTCTGAGCACCTCGTGCTCGTCAGTACCGTCGCGCGTGACGATATCGCCAACGAGGAATGCCATCGGCAGTTCGGGTGCAAGCCAGACCGTTTCGTCCTTGGGGATGAACTCATCCATGCTCCGCTCCGGTTCTCCCTGCGAGTAACGCTTCCAGCTCCATGATCTTCTGCGCTGGCGTCTTCCCGCCGGCCTTCTGCATCGTGAGCTGATAGTGATCGCCACTTTTCGGATCGCTCATATCGAGCGTCACGAAGTTCTCACCGCCAGTCTCCTTGAACCAATGAGCCGCAGCAGCGGCAAAGAGCTTGACGGCCGCGCCATCGAATGCCGCGTCAATAATCATCTGCTCGTCCTCGCCTTCTGGCGTGCGAAAATTCATGCTCTTGAGTCTCGCGAGACCCTGCTCGTAGCGCTTGCATTGAGCGCATTCGCGTTGCCAGAACTTCCAGTTCACTTGCCGTCTCCGCTACAAGGCCGGTTCGCTTGAGGTCCTGCGTCCAGCGTAAACTCAGTGACCTTGTAATCATCCCCGCCAAAGCGCATGTGATCCGCTTTGTCTGACTCGGCCTTCTCGCGTCCGCGATAGACCCCGACCGTTTCGCATCCCCCTTCAAAGTTGAAACAGACTTCCGCCACGTAGACCTTTTCCAGATCCAGAGGTGCAGGCGGTTCGTCAGGTAGCGCTGACTCGATTGTGTCGCGCGCCTCAGCGATCAGAGAGAACACCGGCTCGCTCGGGCCGTGATTCATGGCATCGCCCAGGAGGCCGAGCGCCACACGTAGACTCTGCTGGTTTGTCACGACGACCTCACGCAGATCGCTGCTGCTTGTGTATTCCCGAGGCGGACGGCCGGAAGCGTCTCTTTCCACCGTTTCGCAGCCTCATTGCAGGCTGCTTCGGTCTTGAATGCCGGCACTGAATGCATCGCGAAGTTGCCATGAAAGCCGCCGCTTAGCGTCAGGATCAGTATCCATTCAGCCATCTGTATTACCTCCTGAGTTACCTACAGCTCACGCGGCTGTCTTTGTAGAACTGCGTCTCTTCGTTCACCCAAGGCGTGTTGTCGTCGATGGCCTTGACGTTGTGCGGCTGGCTCGTCCGCCACTCGTCGATATGCTCATCGCAGAGGCAATGCGGGTTCGGCTCACCATACAGCGGGACCTTCCACTTCGGCTCGCGGTCGCAGGGGCCGCCGAGATACTGACACTTCATTGCTTTTCTCCTGGTTGATCAGCGCTTCGCCTTGTGAATCTTCACCCGCTTCTCTTTGCGCGGCAACGCGTCCGATTGCTCCAGGCGCCAGCCCTTGTACATCCAGACGCCCTCAGCGGTTTTGGTGGCGAATCGGTCCAGCTCTATGGCCGTCATCGCGACTCCGCCGGGCATCACGTGGGGCATGTCTGGCTTGTTCCGCTCGTACCAGTCAATCAGGCGGTCGATCTCGCCGCGAGGGTTGAGGCGCGGTAGCTTCTTCTTTTTCCCGGCGGCAATCTCGACCCACTGAGTCTGCGCGCTGTTCGGGATGGCCTTGCCGGTGCTCATGGTTCTTTACCTGCTGGCTGTGGTTGAGCGAGTCGAATCCACGGAAATGGCCACGCGCGGCCGTCCGAGAACCATCGCCCATCGCTCTGTTTGTACTGGCGACCGTCTTCGACCGTTACGATGCGCTTGCCGGCGCGTTTGATTTTCAGCGGTCCGCAGTCGAACCCCTGGCTATCGATCAGATGCACGATGTCGCCTTTCACGAACGCGCGTGGTGGCGGCTCGTGCGGCTTGTAGATGAAGTCAGCCACCGGAATCTCCCGTGGGGCCAGAAGGTAAGTGCTGCTCTTCTTCCTCGAGCTTCGCGGCGCCGCCGTGGATCAGGTTGCCGATGTTCCTCAGGTCGTCTGAGTCTACGGGCTCGCTGACGAAGAGCTTCCATCGGATGCCCGAGTCGGTTTTTCCTACGGCTAGCTCGATCATTTCGCGCTCCCGGAACATTCCACGGTTGGAGCACACCACATGTGCTCGGCCACTCGGTAGCAGTCCTCGCCGTGAAGGATGCGGGTGTACCGCGGATCGGTGCCGTAGCCGTGATCCGTGCGGAATTTATGCATGTAGGCGAGCATCGCTTCGCCATCCTGCTTCCGACTGAAGCGCACAGCCTTCAGGCTGTCACGGTCGAAGTTTCCATCGACACTCAGATACAGCGGCTCTGGGAACGGGGTGAATTCGATGAGCCATGCGGTTTCGTCAGCCATCCGTACGTTCTCCTGCGCTGGGAGGTGCCAGCGGAAGCGCCAGCCACGACTCCACTGGCATGAACGTTTCGAACTCGCGATTAGCGCCGAACCTTCCGTCGCTCCACACCTTGGAAAACTGAACGTTCTCTTCGCTGTCGATCGCTACGGTAACCAGCACGTCAACCTTCGTGCAGCGGCGGATGAAGGTCTCGCCGCCGCTATCGACCTGAATGCGACGCTCGCCGAGCAACGCCTTGGCTTGATCGATATTCATGTGCGCTCTGATCCATTGGGATGTGCCGCACGGTCTGGGCGCTTCGCCTGTATCGACAGGATGAATTGCGCGAGCGCATCCCACTGCTCGGCTGACTCTATCAGTATCATTTTCGAAACCAATGGATCGCGCGCACCGATAAGCTGACTCAACGACTTGATCAGCGTCGCCGTACGGATGGTCAATTCGAGATCCTGCTTCGATTCCACGCTAACCTCTCTCGCTCACAGCGCCTATGTCCTGCCATACCTGCTTCGACACGTTCTGGCCGAACACGCCGCCGTAGAAATAATCGCCCGGCCACGACAGGCTGCCCCCGTAGTAGCCGTTCGAATCGTTGCGGTAGTCGATGACGATCTCGCCGCGGTCCGTGCTGATCTTGCAGCCGTAGAACGCCAGCACCTCAGGTTCCTTGTGGAACGTGGACGGCACCGGGTTATCCGGCATGTTCAGATCCTCGACGGCCGTGACTAGCGCCGGGAAGCCGAGCGCAGGAAGCTCCACGTTCTCGACCCACGTGTAGGAGCAGCAATCGGCATCCACGCCCACGGCGATATCACCGTCGGTGGTCTGGAACAGAAGTGCTTGACGGTCCTCGGCGATCTTCATTCCCGTGAGCGTCTTTCCAATCAAAACGTTCGTCATGACTTCATCCCCTTGTGCCTTGTGTTAGTCGCATCGTTCGCAGCGATTCAGGTGCGATACGCCGTGCGGGCAACGGCTCGTGCGCACGTGTCCAGTGATGCGCGGATCGCCGTGCGACTCCGCCATACTCATCTCGGGCGGGAACGTGATAGACGCAGGCACATCCTCAGTGACTTTACAGTTCTCGATTCGGCTGCTTCCTTCAGGCCAAACCCCATGAGCCTTGGCTAGCAGTTCATGAAGCCGCGCAACTTCCTCCACCGCGCAGTCCCGCTCGTGCTCGGCCTGAAGGCGCAACGTCTTTTCCAGATTCGGTCCGCTTCCTGGTATCACGTAAGCCACGCCAATCCGCATATCCAAGCGGATTTCCACGTACTTGCAGTTCCAGTTCTCAAGGATGAATTTGCCGCCGTCGTTCACGGCCATGCGCTCGCGCAGCCTCGGCAGCAGGTCATTCAGCGGCTGCCATTGATTAAGCAGCAAGTCAGACACGGACAGCCTCCATCACGACATTGGGCCCGTACCAGCCCGACGAATCGATGAACAGAACCCGTGCGCGCTTCATGTCGCGCATCTTGCTGGCGGCGGCCGTGAGTGCGCTCTCAGCGGAGCGGCGCTTGCCGGTGACCGTCTTCCAGCGGCGATGGCCTACCTTGCGCACCTGCCCGATGTAGTGGCCTCGGGCCCAGCAGATGTGGATGTGCTGGTCAGTGGAGAGCGGAGCGTTTACAGGTCTTCCGTCATTTCCCATCGGTACTTCTCCATCACAACCCACCCAGCAGTTTCCAACTCCATCTCCAACCGGTGCGCTTTGGCGCAATGAATCTTGAGACCGTTGAGCGTTGCAAAGCCTCGTCCGCAGAACTCGCAGACTTCAAGGTCGGTGCCCTGCGGGTCATTCATGTTGGCGGCTTCCAGTCAGTGACTTCTTTTCTGGCGATCTTGCCGATTTCGAGCAGCACCGTTTCAGCGGAATTTACGTCTTCCTCGCTGGCGTAACAGGCGAGCCAGTTGATCCGATCAAGGCGTTTCCTTAGATCGTCGATCTCCTCGGCGGCATCGGCATAGATCGGATTTTCGAAGTGGCGTTTCACCTCGGCCAGATTTTTCAGCCGCTGCAGGATGTCTGTGCTCATGTTTCACTCCGGCTCATACTTGCCGCAGACACGGCAGACGTTGTTTTCATCGAGGTCGGGATCGTGCCCCTGTTCAGGCATATCGTCTGCGTCAGCGCATGCCTTACTACAGTAGCAGCCGGTCTTGATCGGCTTTCCACATGTGCCGCAGGTGTAGTTGACATCCGTCATTTCGGGTCCCCGTGTCCGTTAGGACAATCAGATTCGTGGATACCAAGATCCGCAAGTCCGCAGCACCACGAGCCATCGCTGCGCGTGAAATCACTGCTGAGATCGATGAGCCGACCGCACGCAGGGCAGCGGTTCTCGTGCTCCTCGTCCGGGATAGGCTCTGGATCGCACCCGCAAAAGTGACTTTCTCCGGTCATGCCACTGACTCTTGGTTTCGTCGCGCTCGCTTCTCAGCGCGTCGCCGGTTCTGATACTCGCGACGCCAGGCAACTACCTCGGGCTTTCTCGCCGAGATGCGCTGACACGTCCGACAGTTCCGTTTGCCCTTACGATCGACATAGGTGTTCTCGGGGCTGAAGGGGTGGCCGTGGATGCACTCCGTTTTGTTCGCCTCAAGGTGCCTCCCCATGGCGACGGTGTCCCGCGCGTTGTCCTTCATCGTGCCGACGTAGAGATGGTCATCGTTGACGCAGCCGTGATTGCCGCAGCGGTGACAGGCCATGAAGCCTTTGGGGATTGGCCGCCCCTTCAGGATCACAACGATTCGATGCGCGAACTGACCTAGCGTCCGGTGGTGAAGGATCACGTAGCCATCGTCGTTGTGGAAGACGCTCGGAACCTCAATGCAGCCGTTCTCGGCCACTACTGACTTGGCATCAAGCCGCGCAAGGTATCTCGCGTTGTATTCCGCGTCGGGCAGCATCTTCTTTTCGCGAAGCGACTTTGAGTAGCGGATCTCATCGGCGGTTACCTCTCCGCGCCACATGGCCCGCATGCATGCCCTGCGAACCGTGAAGAGCTTCATTCCAAAGTCGGCTGCGATCTTGGAGTACGAATCGCCAGCGACTCGGCGTTCGACAACTGCCTTGTTGCGGGGGCCAGTGCTCATTTCTTGCCCACCCCAACAAGGGCTTCGGGGATGTGTCGGCCAAACTGCACGACGCCGCGCTCGAGCAGCACAGCCTGAGTGCGAGCCATTCCTTCAAGGAGCGCGGTACGCCCATCGATGCCGTGCGTGTCGACGTAGGAGTGACATGCTGAGCATCCCCAGGCACCGAGAAGGTCATTTGCCTTCATTCCCATGCCCGAGATGCCGGCCATCCGAAGGTGGCAGAGCACCGTCGTTGCCGGATCGCCGTTGCAGACACCCGGCATCCGGATCATGCAGGGCATACCGCGCGCCAACTTGCGGAGGTCGGTCAAGCCGCACGCTCCTGGTGTTCGCTATGCATCGGGTCCGGATCAGGGATCACGAGCCCGAGCTTCATCGCGCTGAAGCGCTGGATGAAGGCAACGTATTCGGAGAACACGTCGACTCCAAGGACCGAACGCTTGCCGTGCTCGTCGGTCGTCGTGGTCCGCACGGGGACCGATTCCACGCCTGAGGGGTTGCGTGGCGTCTTCGGAACCTTCTTGTCCTTCCAGCCGAAGAAGCGCCCGAGAAAGTACTCGTGGACTTCTTCAACCTCGTAGCCGGTCGCTTCCGAAATGAGCTTGTACGGGACCGCCCACAGGTAGGCGTTCTGCGAGTGGCTGCGCTGGGACTTCACCGGTTCCGCGGTGATCTTCCAGGCTTCGTCAGGGTCGAGATTCGCGATGGCAAGCTGCGCGAGCTCTATGTAGCGCGGACTGCGGCCCTTTGGGATATGGATCGGCTTCACGGTTGCACCTTTGCGTACGCGCCTTGAGCGTATGTCGCCCGCCATGCGCACCAGTACGTGATCCCCATGACCGCCGCCATGCCCTCCAGCGTGCGCTTGCGCTCGCGGATAGGCGTCGCCTTCCACTCACGCAGTTGGCGCACCTGTTCGTTGGTGAGGGCGCGGCGGCGGCTCATGCTGGCTCAGGCTCACGCGAAGCGCGGTTGGTGTTCGGAACCTTCTCTCGCTCGATGGCCGCTTTGATCTCCCGCCGCTCCGGGGCGGTGAGCAACCACCACGCTTCCGCGTATAACGCCTGATCGTCCGCGTTAGCCTTGCGGTGGACTTCAGCGATCTTCTTGTCATCACCTCCCTTTAGGGAGGCCTTGAAGGTTGACGCGAGCAGTTTTGCTGACGTGCTTGGCTCCTTCTGTGCCGGCTTGCCGCGGCCGTGGGCAGCCTCAGCATCGTCATCGACCTGGTAGACGCCGGCCATCGCCGCAAGGGCGTAGCGCCGCGCGTACGTGATTGCAGAGCCAATGCCCTGAGGGCTGGCGTCCTTCGACTTCATATCGAGTTCGCTCTCAATCCACTGGTCGCTCGAGTGCGCCAGGAGCGTGGTCACCGTAACGATGTCGCCGCGCGAGGATGGCATTTGGAAGACCGCGATCTCGTTCATCGACAGTGGCGTACGGCAGTCATCCCAGACGCTACCGAGGTCGGCATACTTGGATTTGAAGAACGGGTTGTCAGCATCCTTCAGCGCGCCAGTCATCGCGCCTTGCGCCTTCGACATCGCCAACGCGATCTTCCCGAATGAGGAAGATCGGCGAGTCCGATAGCTGACCAGGATGGCTGGCGTTTCGGCTGGCGTCGGAACTGGCCACTCCCCATCGCCATCTTCAGGGGGCGTGTATTGCATGCTTGCTTCGTTCATTTCGGCTCTCCATGGTATCGATTGGTGCGTTCCCACAGCGTTTCGCGCGGGACGCGGATGTTCGGTTTCTTGGCCGGCCCCTTCTTCACCTCGTGATGGATGAGCACCACGAGCGTGCAGACCAGGAGGACGGCGCCCATAGCGCCCGCCATGGCGATCTCGATGTCATCCATGGTCTGTACCTGCACTTGTTTTCGGATGTCGCGGAATCTCGTGCGGCCCATCGTGGTCTGGCTCCAGAACGCACAGACCGTACGCGCCGCCCCAGCCGCATGTGGCTTTCTGATGTCGCGCATCCTCCGTAGCTTCCGCCGCTCGCGCCTCGGGGCTGCACAGGCAATGCGGGAACATCGTGCAGACGTTGCGGGCCGCGACCTTGTAGTGGCCCGGACACTCCGCAGGCGTCTCGTCAGTAACCTCCACGACGCGATACCGCTTCCCATCAGAAGCCGTGAACTCGCCCTCGGGCCACAGCGGCATGGGCTTGGCGACACCGATGGCGGCAATCATCTGATGAGCGGCTGCGACGACTCTCGGATCTGCTCCGCGCATCTTGTTCGGGTTGATCGGCAAGAACACACGCCGAATCAGATGCGCAACATCCGCCTTCAGCGTTACGTATAGCTGCTGGTTTGAGGGGACTGATCGGTCGCTCACGGCTTCTCACCTCGCGCTATACGGTCGATGATTCGGTAATACTCGCCGTTGGCGCTATTTGGCCCACGAGCCCCACGGACATCGAGGACGATGCAATTGGCCATGCTCGCGTCACGGTAGACGCGATGGCAGGCGAGGCGTAACGCCATGCGTGCGAGCCCGATCATTTCGGCATCTCAAGTGCGGCCTTGTCGCGCAGAACCTTGATGCGGTGTTCGTTCCAGAAACCGCGCACACCCATGGCTCCGTCCGCATCGGTGATCTGGTCTGCCACCATTTCGAACCAATCCTTGTATCCGTCGTAAGTGAGCATCCCGTGCGTCCACATCTTTTGCTCATCGGTGAGCAACGCGTACGTCTGCTCGCGGGACAGTCGCTTCCAGGTATCCCCGTCGTTAGCGAGAGCCTGGACATACGCGAGCGCTATCCACTCGATCTCGCTCTTTGCCCATCGCGAGCACATCGGTTGCCCAAGCTGCACGAAGAAGCTGGGCGGGATGGCCTGCTGGTCATTGGGGAGTGACTCAGCCATTGGAGCGGCCCTCCGCCTTGGCAATGATTTCGCGAATGTCGGCGCACTCGTGACATTCATAACGAGTTGGCTCAACGTCGTTCGGGCCATATCCGGTTATGCCGTCGCCTTCGTAGGAATACCCGCGGCCGTGGCACTCAGCACATTCGCTGGCGTAACGCTTTACGAGCGCCAGGAGCACGGGGGCGGCGGCCATCACGCGCGCATTGGCTTCGGCTTCCGCCGGACTGATGTAGCCGGGAAGCGTAGGAATTTCCCCCTCATCGGAGTAAGCGCTTGCAATGAGCAGCGGGTTCCCCGCATCTTGGATCTGATAGTCGAGCGCGATATCTAGCGCTCGATTGCTCATCGCGGCTTCCACGCACCACGGCCCGCGCGTATGCGCTACAAGGTCGTCAGTCATGACGCGCGCTCCAGGCAGTCGAGGACGTCGAGCTCGGACAGCGCGGCTTCGATCCGATCGCGTTGTTCGATGTTCTCGCGCCGCTGACGCATCAGGTCGATGCGCAGCTGTTCGCGATCCTGCTCGAGCGCGATGGCGGACAGGCGTGCCTGCTGCATTGCCTTGACTCCGGCCTCGGGCACACGCTTCACGGCGGCTCGCACGTCCTCGTCCTCGATCCAGAACGCGCGGTTCAGAAACTCTGAAATGCTCATACGAAGGCACCTCGTTCGCGGTCCCACTGGACCTTGCAGAAGCAGATGAAGCGCTGCGCTTTGGCGAAGGCTTCCAGGTTGTTGTCGTCATCTTCGGGCATGGAGCGGCCCAGGTCGGCGTAGTAGCTCCTCAGCGCCTCGTCGTTGTCGCGAGACCAGAGGAAGAACGTCGCGGTGTGCGTGTTGTTGTAGACAGGCCGCGTAACCGTGAACGGCAGTGGCTTCAGCAGCGCGTTCACGGCGTCTCCCCATCTTCCAGACGACGCAGGATGTGGTAGTACTCGACGCTCGCCTTCGTCTGCGCTTCGACCTGATCTCGCGGCACGGGTTTGTTGAGGATCGCGGCGCCCCACACCCGAAGCTGCGCGAGCTTCCACACCATGAGCGCGAGGTTGATTGACGGCGGTGCGTTCACTTGAGCTGATCCTCATCCGAGAGGAGCTCTACTCGCTGGATTGCTCGCCCGATGAGCTCCGCGATCGTCGGCGTGAGCGCGTTTCCGAGGCCATGCAGTCGGTCCATCCGCTGGGGAAGCACATCATCCATTCCCAGAGGCGGGGCATAGTCCTCGGGACGTTCGCTTGATAGCGGGCGTACGCTGGCCACTGCTTGGCCATGCTCGGCGCGTCGTGGTTCGCCGTTTCCGTTGGCGTGGGCCAGCCAGATGAAACGAACCCGGCCACGCTGTCTCTGTGGTAACGCAGTATCGAGATCGAACGGCCAGACGGAGTAGCCAGCGTCCTCAAGATCACGCGACACCCGGTCAACGCCGTCATATCCGATTCCAGGGACGTTCTCAGCTGCCACCCAATCGGGTCGGCATTCTCGGACAAGGCGGAGGAACTCTGGCCACAGGTCGACAGCGACGCGCCTACCGCGTGAGGCGGAACTGTGCGGTTGGCAGGGGAAGCCTCCGGCGATGAGCTCGACTCGCTCACCCAATCGATCTGCAGTGAGTTCGTAGACATCGTCGTACAGGGGCACCTCAGGCCAGTGATGGCGCAGCACGCGTTGGCAGTCGGGGTTGTTCTCGCAGAACGCGATCGTTTCGAACCCCGCGCGCTCGAGGCCGAGGCTGAATCCACCGATGCCCGAGAAAATATCCAGGCACGACATGGCTTCTACGGATGTGCCAGTCATGGCTGCACCCCCTCCGCTCTGGCGATCGCGAGGCGCGCGAGCTTGATGCCGGGCATATGGTCCATGTGACCTTCGTCCCAGCCTTCCGGCATCAGCGCCTTGCAGGCCGCAAGCAACTCCGGCGCGGCGGCGATCAGGCGGGCGTTCGCTTCAGCCTCATCCGGACTGATGAAGCCGGGTGTGCCGACTTCCTGCGGCTCATCGCTGTACACGCTGGCGACAAGCACGGGGCTGCCAGCTTCAGGGACCTCATAGTCGAGCGCGATGTCGAGCGCCCGATTGCTCATCGCGGCTTCGACACACCACGGGCCGCGCGTGGGCTGAACTCTGGTTTCTTGGGACCGGGTATCAGCCACGGCGGCTCTCCTTGCCCTTCGCATATCCAAGGCGGTACGCGGCGCGAATCAGTGCCTCCACCTCATCGCGGAAGCCGAAGCGAACGATGATCTGGGTCGGCGCGGTCTGCTGCGCGATGAACGCAGCAAGCGTGGACTTCCTTTTTGCCTGAGAGCGTTCGGTGCTCATAGCGTCGCTCCGCAGCCGCCACAGGCAGGGCAGGCGATGACCGCGTATCCGTGCGGGTTGATGGCGGCAAGCTCGCCCTTGCCTTTGCAGCGCTCGCAGGGCGGCGCGCAGTCTTCAGCAGTCTTCGGGCCATCAGGGCAGAAGCATTCGCCCGGGCCGCACCAACTACATGAGCTGGCCTTCTCTTCCCTGGAAGTCACGAGCGCACCGCCCGCTCCAGCATCTGATCAATATCCTCAGGTGTCAGAGGGCGCGTTATCCGCGCTATGACGCGCGATACGCATGCGTCGTCGAGCTGGCGCTGGAAGCGGTACACACCGCTCTCTGTGAGGTCCTGCGCGGTCGTCTGATTGATGCCCATCTGTCTGCCCTCCGACTCCGTGCGAGGAGTCCATGGGCAGAGAGTCTATGGACGAATCGTCCAAGTCGTCAAGGATTATTTATCCAAACTTCGGGCGCGCGAAAGAGCCGTGATGTAGTTCACGGCGGCTCAATCGGTTAGGAGATTAGGCCCCTGTCGCGGACCGGTTGGGAGCCAATGCCCTGGCGGCCGTCGGGCCGTGGAACAGCCAATCGGCGCTTACCCCGGTTATCTGGCAGAAGCGCGGGATCAGGTGGTGCGGCAGCATTGTGCGCGTTTCATAGCGGTAATACGTACCTTCCGCTATGCCAAGTGCCTGAGCCATCACCCTGTAGTCGTCGGTGTAGAGCTCACGAGCGGTCCGGACGCGCTTATAGAAGGCTATCCGGTAAGTGGCGGGGGTCATTTTGTCAGGAGGTCTACCCACGACACGTATTGTCCGGGGAGGTTCCGGAAGTGTCAGTTGTAGACTGGTCCACGCTTGCATGGATTTATCGTCCATGATTGAATCGCCCAATGCCAGCGATTCAGGACATATCTCAGATATCGGCCATCTGGGGCTCTCAGGCCGAAATGGCCCGAGACCTAGGGCTGCCTTATCAGCAGGTTGCGAAGTGGTTCCAGAGGGGGCGCATCCCTCCCGAGTCATTTGAACTCGTGATCGAAAAGGCGCGCCTGAAGGACGTCGCCCTTTCCCACGCGGTCTTGAATGGCCTGAACGCCCCTCGCGGGACAACGGTCCCGGTCCGGGCCAATTGATGACATCGCCCATGTGCGATCTCTCCATGAAAATGACACGAGAATCCCGTGCCCGTCCGTTGGCATCGCGCAATCCTTTCCGGGAGAGGTGTCAGGAGGCCCCAAACGGATGCGCTGTTCTTTTCGTCGCGCACCAATATGCGCCGAATTACACGCAACTGAAAGCCAGTTCGAAAGGCGTAGCGCCACTGGATGCTGTGCCGATTCAGGTACAACTGCGGGCACAACCCGATATATCGCAGCTTCACAGCGATTTATTTTATGCGGCGACGGGAATCGTTTTCAGCGGGACTAACCGCGACGTGGCGAGGCCTTGATGCCTACCACGCTCAAGTACGCCGGTCCCTGTCCCGATCACGTTCGGCATTACCACGCCTGCAATCACTGCAAGGCGCTGCGCGAACGTAAGAGAGCGCGGGTGCGTTCCGTTGAACCCAGATACCAGATTTACAGCGGCCTTCACTGGCCGGCGCCGGACTTCTCCTGCGGAGACTGCCCTGCGTGGGGAGAGTTTTTAGATAGGGAAAAGAAAACGCCCGGTGGTGGAAGTCCATCCGGGCGTCTTGGGACGTAGTGAGCTTGCTGTGGAAGCAGCTCAACTATGAACTTAGTTCGATCGGACTTCAAGGTGGCGACCGGAATACGCAGAACCTGATGGCTGGCGCGCTTATCGGAGCGGCGCGCAGCTGCCCCACCCGCCAGTGGGAGTAGCAGAGAACGGGCGAACATGGGCGATTGAGGTAGAGCCGAGCAGCCGCGCTCAGGACGAGCAAGCTGGACCGTGAATACCGGACATCAGGATCAGGCGGAGCGAAGAGCTTTCGGAGTGCAGGCGCAGGTAGCGTCCATGCGCGCTCCAGGATGAGGTGTGTCTTGCCGATTTGCCACTGTGGAAGTTCTGTCAGAGAGCACGACAACGAGCGGGCTGATGGTTTGTACGAAGTGGTCTGGAAGTGCCTGGCATGCGGTCGTCGCGAGGTGGCTCGTCGTGGAGTTCGAGAAATCCCCACAGGCAGCAGGGCACGTCGCTCCACTGAAAGCTCTCTGGGTGCTGAAGCAACAGAGAGAGTAGCTGTTCCATGGGCTTGACCATCGTGAATAGTGTATCACATGAGTAATACAGCAAGGTTTATGCCGCAGAGGCTGGGTCAGTCGCCGCATCGCAAGTATCGAAATCAGCCAGTTACTGTCGACGGCTACAAATTCGCCAGCAAGGCAGAAGCCCGAAGGTACGGCGAACTGCGATTGCTCGAGTTCGCAGGGCACATCATCAATCTTGAGCTCCAGCCGAAATTCGTGTTTGAGTTCCAGGGCGTCCGAATCGGAAGCTACAAGGCAGACTTCCGCTATTTGCTCCCGCATTCACCGACCCCGATCGTGGAGGACGTGAAGTCACCCGCTTCCAAAACGCAGGCTTACGAGCTTCGCAAGAAAATGATGAAGGCCTTCCATGGCATTGAGATACGCGAGGTCACATGAGCTGCAAGCACTGCCCCACATGTAGCACGCAGGGTCAAATCTACGATTCGCGTCACACGAAAGACTATGTTCGTAGACGATACAAGTGCAGGGCCTGCGCGCTCCGCTGGTCAACCGTGGAGTTCTTTATTCCTGAAGATGCACATGATGTGCAGGGGTTTCTGAAACAGAAGGGCATATCTGCCGCACGCGAAGCCCTCGCACCACTACGGGCAGTGCTAGATTTGAATGTGCCATGAAAGATACGCTGCGAAGGTGAAAACCTCGCTTGCGATAGTCTTTTTCTTGCTGTCGCTGATTGCAGCGCGCGCCGAAGCCGCCAATTCGTGGAACGAGCGCGATCTGAATTGGGGTCCGCCGACCGCATGCTTCGACGGTGATACGGACCTGACTCACTGTCAGGTCACCGGCTACAAGGTTGAAGTCGCGGGATCCTGCACGGCCATTTCATGGAACGTGCTCGCGACGGTTGGCAACGTGACGACCTACCATGTCACGAACCTGAAGCCGGGAAGCTACTGCTTCCGCACTCGAGCCATCACGACCGGCGGTGAAGGCGATCCTGCACTGACGATCCCCGCATCAAGGACCGTCGTCACTTCGCCGCAGCCGGTCAAAGCCGGGCCGCCTGGCGCCACTACCGTCTCCTGAAAGGCCTCCATGCGAATCCATGCCGCACTGCTGCTCATTGTCCTTTTCGGGGCATGGATGACATCCGGGGCGGTTCAGGCAGCCGATGCGCCGGCCGCGGGCTGCTGGCCGAAAGATACGCCACCAGTGATCCGCACGAATGCGGAAGGCTTTGCAGCGGTGTGGGGCTGCAAGGGAAAGTACGCATGGGTGGTGACGGGATTCGTGGGCCGCTGGTCCGAGCTCGCGCCGGCTGAAGTCACCAACGCAGCCTTCGGCAAGCTCATGAGCGATGCGACTGACGCTGAGAAGCTCGCCGCGTGGAGTCGCTACATCAACACCACATGGGACTCCGCGGGATACGCAAGCCTTCAGCCGCTGCGCCTGTCGGCGATCGAGGCACTGGGGCTCGTGAATCCCGCATATCGCGTCAAGGACAACGCCCTGAGCACGACGCGCCCAGTCTATGCGTACAACGCAGACGGACGCATCAAGACCGAAGTGAAAGGCGAGCGCATCGCCGATAACGCCACATGTGATTGCGCCTACAAGGCAATCGAAGAGTCGGGCGGCCTCTACTGCGCTGTGAAGCTCGAAAGGGTCGCGCTGTGTGTACCGCGCTAGAACGGGCGGCTACAAGCTTTGTGCGTGCGGAAGTCAGATGGGGTTTAATGCTGAGCGCTGCCGCGAGTGCTACTACGCGCGAGACGGCTATTACCGCGCACCGCTTCAGCCCAGGACGGCGAATCGCATCAGCCCCATGTACATCGAGTGTTGGGGGATCGGACCTGTGAAGATCTCGCCAAAACCGAGAGCGAGATGAGCGGTCGTCGCAAACTCTCCAATGCTGGTCGCGAGTTCATCATCCACTCAGTGACTCGCCGCCGTGAGCTGGAACGCGCATTGAGCATGCTGCCGACAAATAAGGTCCTTGCCGACGAATTGGGCGTAAGCGAGCGCTGGATTATCGCGATCGTGCGAAAGCACGCACGGGTAGAAGTTTCACGTGGAACTGAAAATAGTTCCCATACTTCCTAACACCTGAACAATTCTCGATGCTAAATAGATAGCCCTCTGCGATCGGAGGGCTGATGAAACTCTGCGACATCCTCAAGCCGAAGAGGCCGAGGCCGAAGAAGTGAGCGCAAACCGGATATTCCTGGTGTGCTCGCATCATCCGGCAATCGAGGACGCATTTTGTATCGGTGATCGCGCGGTAGGTGAGGGGCAGTACACCGCTCCCAGCAATAAGCGCATGGATGACTGGTACCTGAAGCACATGGCCTGTGGCCGTGGCTTCGATCACTTCCAGCTTGCCTACCATCGCCCCCAGGATCACGACCTGCCCGCCGCGGCGGATCCGATCAAGGCAACTGTGCGCCTCGAGATCGCAAAGGCGGGGCTCCAGTGATGGAAGTCATCAACGGCCCGATCCGCATGATGCACGACCGGATCCTGCTCAAGCCGATGGACTGGGACGGTAAGGATGTCCACGGCACCGAATCCCGGATCCACGTCGTTCGCCACGGCCGACCCCTTCGCGGCCGAGTGATCGCCGTGGGGCCGGGGCACAACCCCATCAAGTACAAGCCCAATGCGCAGGGCAAGCGCGCGCAGATGGACTACAGCAAACACTTCCGCCGCACTGAGCTGCGCCCCGGAGATGTCGTGGAACTGGGTGGCCTGAACCAGTACGACGGCAAAGGCTATCAATTCACCGAAGTGATCTACAACGGCGAGCACCACGTCATTTGCAGCGAGCGGGACGTGTGCATCGTGCGTGATGACCTGAGGGCAGCATGAGTCGCTCAGGAGCAAAGAAGGTGAACGAGCGCAGCCTTCAGAACCTTAGGCCTTTTCCGAAGGGTGTCTCGGGCAACCCTGGAGGTACCCCCAAGGGGTTACGCAAAACGCTGCAGGGAGACTTCCTGCGCGAGTTGTCGAAGGACTTTGGAGCACACGGCGCCGAGGCGATCCGGCAAGCCCGTGAAGATGACCCGCTCGGTTACATCCGCACGATCGCAGCCTTGATGCCCAAGGAGGTCGAGCTCGTACGTCCGCTCGAAGCTCTGAACGATGACGAACTTAGCGCCATTGCTGAACAACTCCGATCCGCGCTTGGTGCTGGCAGCGTTCGAGCAG